GTGCTCACCTGTTATTCTCCTGTTTTGAGGTTGGTCTTGTTATAAGCATTCTTAATAGCTTTCTTAATCTTTCTGGTCGGTGTACCATTGATCTTCATTCCCTCTTCAAGTCCTGACTTGTAGCCTATGTCATAAGCCTCACCACAGGCACCGTTTATAATGTCGTTGAATACTGCTGTCTCTTTAAGGAACTTAATGGCTAGCTTGTGTACTATAGATGGCTTAGTTTTTTGGCTCATCCTCATCTCCTTTAAGTACACCAAAGCTGTAGGGGTCATCAAACGATAGGTTCATGTTGTCTTCTGCCTCTTCCCAGTTATATGGTATTGATTCGTCTGGGTTAACCTCTTTGTCACTGGTAACCTCTGGGGGTTCTGTAATTCTTATGATTGCTTTTTCGTAGGTGTGTGCACCATACTTAAAAGATAAAAAGGTGATGCCAGCACCACTCGTCAAACCCAATATAAAATATAATACACCTTCCATTGTCTATAATTTCGGTATTTTATAGTATATAGGTAACCTTATATTTTAATAAGGTTGCTAATTATTTTCCCTCGACAAGTAAGTTTTTTCTTGGATTTAATTATTTATTCATAATATATTCTGTAGTAATTACTACGAACAAACAAGGAGACAAGTAATGGAACAATGCCCATATTTAATTCTAATAGACAAAGCACCATTTTGTTCTGAATTGGACTATCAACTAACCGTAGATGGATTTGAGTTTTGGAGAGGTCTTAGCTTTGAAGAAGTTATCTATGAAATCGAAGAGTTAGAATCCAGATATTACCCAGATAGTGGATGGGATGTTGGATGGTCATTAGAAAATGAAGTGCCAGAAGTACGTAAGGCTATTATAAAAGAACATAAAGAAGTAAAAGCAGTACTAAGGCACGTTAAAAAAGTATATAACAAAATAAAAGGAGACAAGTAATGATTAAGACTAGAAACCCTAAGAGCTTTAAAGATATTAAGTTTACACCTCACCCTCTCTACAAGGAAGGTGTTATTGCTAAGATAGAGTTGGACAACGGACACTGGGTGTCTTTAGTTGGTAATAAATATGATACTGGGTATACTAATCTATATGGGGATGGGGTTAACACATTTGAGATGCTATCCTCAAGCACAGAGAAAACTAGAGCAGGTGTTAAAGGTTGGCAGACAGAGGCTCAGGTAATGAACCACATAAGATACCTAGCCAAGCTACCCAACAAAAAGTTCTCTAGGGATGAACTGCTTAAAGAAAAGCTAGTAGCAGAGCACGAAGAAGAGCTGATGGCTGAGTACAAAGAGCTCTAAAGATATAAGCACTTCTCAATTAAGGATCTCGATATGTTGAACTCTGATTTGACTATCGAGATTCTTTCGTTATAAGACTTATCTGCATGCTCTAAACCACCCCAATATGCTCGTATCTCTGCATCTCTTATGGCTGTGTCTACCTGATCGTTTAAACGACCCCATTCTAAGTATTTTGATTTCATTGTTTTGACCTCTCAAGTAAATCTTTAAACTCTACCATTCTTTCATACAGATCTTCTAGGTCTAAGGTTGTAAATCTTTTAGGTGCCTTAAACTGCTTTCTAAGCTCTGTAAACTTTTCTTCTCCAAACTTATCTTGGTACCACTTGTAGTAGTCGTAGTTATCGTAGCTATGTTGAAAGTTGTGTGACCAGCACTGTGCAAAGCAGTTGTCTAGTGCCCACCTGGTAGAGTATGACCTTCTGCTGAATACATGACCACAGGTTAAATTCTCTGGGGTTCCACACTGTACACAGTATTCATCTCTAGTCCTTACTATCTGGCTTACTATCGTGTCCAGCTTTTTTACCAGAGTCTTCCTCTTGCTTGCTAGTTTTTTTCTCCTGCTTGCTCTTTTTGCCGAAGATTTGTTTGAGCCTTTCCGAGATTTCTTCATTGTACCACCCTCTTATTCTGTTCTTGTCTCCCTTTCCCTGTGACCTGTACTTCTCCCAGCCAGTTACATTTTGGTTGTCAGTAGGACTGCAATCTTTTTTCTTTTGCCTTTCAGCCTCATCTAGCTTGTATTGGTTAACATCGTCTTTATGTTTCATATGGTGACTCTATCTCTTGTATTGTTTGTTCTTTGTTAAGTTCGTACTCGTTCTTGTAAAAATTTAAGTCTGCCTTCATTATATCTCTTGATATTGATTGAAGGAATATAATAAAAAGTAAAACTGCTATAACAGTTAGTAATAAAAACGTCATTGTTATCTCCTAGTTTATACCGTGCTTATTTAGATGGCTAACAAACTCTTCTTTTGTTTCACCCTTAATTTCTTCATCGTCAAAGTTCATCTCTACTATCTCTGCATGCTCATCGACATATGGTGAAACAACCTCATCCCAAAAGTGCATAGCCTCTTGGATAGTCTCAAAAAAAACCATCTCCTCATTCGGAAGTGTTACTAAGTAAATCTTCATATTTCTTAGCTAGTTTCTCCTTTTGCTTTTCGTATTCCATAGTAACCTCTGGGAGCCTGTCTCCCTGCTTAAAGACTTCTATAATACTATCAGCAGATTCAAATAACTCTTTATAGTAATCAAGGTTTAACTCCAGACTCTTGTTGTGAATCTGGAGCTCCTTGTTTATCTTCCTATATACTTCAATAAGGTAGGTCATCGTCTCCTACCGGGTCACTACTTTGATTGACTAGATCCTGCAATGTATCTTGCACATTGGGATCTCCATCTTTACCGTTTGGAATAAACACAGTATCAAAGTACTTAGTCTCTCCATCAACCTCTCTCTTCTCACTGGGTGATGCTACAAAGAGACCGTTCATTCCATCAATAACCTTCATGCCTCTGATCTTCAGTCCCTCGTTTGTAACCAGTGTAAACACTGCCTTAAGACTGCCTTTATTGATCGGTTTATATTGTTCTATTTTCATTTCAATCCACTCCTTAGCTTTAGTTTTCGGATAGCCCTGCCAGTTTGTAGCTCATGCAGTCTCTCCCTTGTTAGGTCAATCATTCGTTGAGTGACCACTGTGTTGTACTCAGTTTTATTCCCTACACCTATTGACTCGTATCTATCTATAAAGTCTCTGTAGTAATCTAAAATCATTCTGTGTGTTACATACTTATCCCTCTTTACTATCGACATTTTTACTCTCCTTCATAATTTTAACCATGTACTTATAATATGCATCTCCGTAGTCTCTCTTAAAGTATTTGCCGAACCTTGACATACAACACTTATTCCACTTCTCTCCACTTTCACAGGGACATGGTTCGTTTTTTTTTATTTTATACATTCATCTTATTAAGATTTAGTTCCTTTCTAATAGGCTTCTTAGGCTTGGGGTTAACTTCCTTGACCTCAGCCGACTCTGTAATATAAGCATCCATAAGAGAAATATAAACACAAATGTCTTCCAGCCTTCCGTGAATAGATTCTCTCTGGCTCTTGTGTCCCTGTATGTAGGACCCAACCCCTCTTATATGTTTAAGTAGAAATGTATACATAACCTCTAAAGGGGTGTTGCCTATGGTGTCTGACTCCCATATAAAATCTGCAAACACCTCGTCCTCTTGCTGTGCATATTCCTTCTGACCACTATCTCTGGTAGTTTTAACTCTATCCATAAACCTAATAAAGTGTCTATCAAACTGATCTTTTTTCATTCTATCTCCTTAATTTTAAAGTAGGCAGTGAAGTTTTTATACTGTCCTTCCTTGAACTACTGCAACTTTCAGCCAGTCAATATTATATGTTGTGTTATTCTAACCTTGTTGTGATAGATTCATAACCACGAGTCAACATCACAACTTTCTGTTTGTTGCCTACTTTATTATATAATACTCATTACCATCGTTCTCATATGCACCTTCTTCATACAAACCAAGCTCTGCTTTTTCTATAATTGTATTTAAATTAATAATAGTTTCTTTTTTCTTGGGGCAGTCATATGCAAATATGTAGAAGGGTATTTCAAATTTATTCCAAATCTTATAAGCCTCGTAATCTCTTTTTTTAAGTTTAAGTTGGTTGGCATATCCCTTGGACTCTATAAAGCTAGTTCCTTTTTTACTATGCAGTATATAGTCTGGCATGCTCTTTAAACTTTGAGGCAGTCTTTTAAACATGCTATATACCTGAGAAGGCATTTTATCCCATCCAAACCTATGTAAGTATCCTTTGTTTTTAAAGTGTTCTTCACAAGCCATTTCTGTTACTTGATTTTTTTGGCTAACTCTTTCATAGAAATTATCTCTATGTGTTGCCATCGTTGTCTCCAAATATATTGTCATACCAAAGATACTGCTTTGCTGTTTTTTTCTGGTGACAGTTAGCACACAGCACCATACACTTGCACATCTCTTTTAGGATAGATCTGTGTCCGTATCTGTTCTTCATCTCTGAGATGTTCCGTTTTTTTTCTTTAGGATCTTGATGATCAAACTGTAGAACTCTTGGATCCGACTCCCCACACAATTCACAGGGGTTAGATAGCTTAATTTCATAAATAAAAATTGAATTGTTTTTACTGACTTTTTTATAATACTCTTTATTTTTTTTAATATAGTGAGATTTATTTTTGAGATAATGATCCCTGCAATAAGCATTAGCACACTCTTTACACTTGCCCAGTCTGATTCCTTTATCTTTGAATCTCCAGTGAAATTCTTTTTCATCCTTGTCTCCATTGCAAGTATTGCATTTCAATTAGGTTGGTAGTTTTCTTTTAGTTCCATTCTCTCTCTTGGCACATGGTGTGCATATAAAATCCCACAACAATCTTCCATCAAGTGATGAATGCCACATATAGAACTGATGGGTTCTCTTATACATCTTTCCACAGCACTGACAGTTTGAACTAGGGTTTGTTTTTTTGTTCGGCTTTATCAAGTTTTTCATATGTTGAAAGCCTAGCATTGAGCTCTGATACATGTGCATTTTTTAGCTCTCCTTGTCTTTTTTCATATTCCAAGTCATCGTACATAAGTATTAACCTTTGAACTAACTCTTCCCTGCTAAAGGACTCAAGACTGTCTATGAACTCCTGCTTGAAATTCCTTTCTATTGGACTTTTGAACTCCATTTAATACCTTCCTTTTTGGTTGAGGTTTAGACCCACAGCAAGGCATCTGTGCAGTTCCCTTCTTTATATCCCACTCCTTAAAAAAAGATGCACCATTGCTTGGGTGTTTATCACAATATCCTTTTAATTGACCAGTACCTGAAGAACTGTAACTTGCAATATCTGCCTTTGGTTTTGGTGTAAACTTCTTGCTTGTGTTTTGCCAAGTTGAAATTCTTCTACCTATATCAAAGTACCTTTGCTCTTGTCTTCTTATCTTAGTCTCAGTAGAGTTAGGCTCTGTCCAATAACTAATAAAGTTTTCTTTATCAGGGAAGTCTATGTTTTTATCTTTAATGTATTGGTTAACATCTGAAATAAATTTATCAGAAACTTCCTGTATTGTTTTCTTTATTACATCTGTTCTTTTAGTGGACTTAACCATTTGTTCCATGGGGGGTTTACCATTTGTTCCACCCCTAACATTGATGTATCTACGGTTCTTTTTATCGAACTCAAATTCAATGTATCCCTTTTTATTTAATATGTTTAAGCTGGTAGATACATATCTCTTTGAAACACCAAACAATCCAGCAAAATATTCGTTGGATGCATAACAGCCAGTATCTGATTGTAGGTTGTGGATCTTGGCTAGAATTAACCTTTGAATCAATGATATATCCCCATCCCTAGCTATAAAGCCGGGGACGAGAATATAATCATTTTTGATCGTACTCAAAGCACGACCTCAAGGAGAAACAACCAAACAAATATGCACAGTCCCATCAATGTAAACATTGTTAAGATGTGAATTATAATTGATAACACCTCTAGGAACTGACCACTAGCCAGACCTTGGATTATAGATTTAAAGATTTTCATACATATCTCCTAATTTAAAGTTAGATTGAAGTTCAGCTTTTAGTTTAGGCTTGCCTCTTTTGTCACTATGATCGTAGAAATAGTTGAACATATAAAGAGCACACTTAACAGCAGTCATATCAAACTGATACTCTCTTAAGTATTTAGTCCTAGAGCTTGGCTCTGCTCCTTGGTATCTTTTCTTTAAATGAACAACCCCTAGCCTATCAATAGGTCTATCGTGTGTTGCATCGTATAGAGCCTTGTACATTGATAGCTGTATAGGGAACCTCTTATCATCTAGGGTTAACGATGTCTTCCAATCAATTAACCACAGCTCAGAGTCTATTATCATAGTGGCATCGTACCTACCAGCAAAGGGATATTTTAATGCACCTTGGTACATATCAGTACAAAACAATATCTCTTCATATCGTTGAATCTTAGGCTTATAGGCATCCATAAACTTCATAAAGCAGATCAAACCTCTTTGAACCTCTGGGTCGTTCTCTACATTTATAGACTTTCCCTCTATCAGCCTTTCAACATTGTCATGGACAGCAGTCCCTACTCTCAAAGCCTCAGACTTTTCTTTTTTAAAAGAATCTAAAGCTCCAGATCTTATAGCTTGTTTAAGCATATGATCCCAGAGATAGCTGTTTACTGGACATCCGTACTTAGCAACAGTAGATACTGATGGGACGTAAATCCCATCAACATCGTACCATCTACCTAAAGTGGCATTGTCTACCTGCCTGCACATCTTAAGATCCACTATATACCACCCAAGGCACCGTTCTCTATTGCCTTCTTGTTGTGATGCTTAATGAGTACATTTAGATTGTTAACGTGAACCTTTTGAGTATCACTAAGCTCAGACCTTCCACTCCAATACTGAAGATCTTTCCTTAGCTCCTCAATGGTTTTATAGCCACTCTTGTATGTATGATTTTCCTTACTCCTGAATCCCACTTCAATTTTAGTCTTGAAGATAGTATCAATAGTTGGAAGAGATCTCTCTTTTTCCTCGTTTTGTTTGGAGACAAGGTTTGAGGTAGGTTTCTGAGAGACCCCTTCCTTTTTATCTCCAAATTTAGCATTCATTTCTTGAATGTATTTATTGTTGTCAAACCTTCCCATAAACACATCTGCATTAAAACCTAGTCTTGACAAGGCTTTTGTAAGTGCATCCGTCTGGACACTCTTCATAAAGTCTTCTCTTATTTTAATATCAGATGAGATTGGGAACTGGTTAATCTCCTCACCGTCTAGGTAGTAGAAGTCAGCAGTGTATACACAGGTACCTGTTAAAGAGGTAACATCGTAGTTCTCTGACTTTAATCCCCAGTTACCACCAAATGGACCCCATATCTCAGTAGCTTTAAGTATCTGAGACTGTGCATCTATTGTGGTTAGCTTGGCTCCGTAGGTTAACTTCTTGGTGTACTTAGGATCGGTTTCACATACCTGATTCCATAGTACCATATTCTTTTTGTGTGTCATAACTTGTCTCCATTTAAATTAAAACGACCCTTAATAATACGGATTTTCTAGTTATTACACAAGTGGTTTATAGCTTTTTTATAATAGCCTCTTTAACAACATCCTCGACACAACTGTACAGTGCATCAATAATTTTTGCCTCTGTCTCCTCTCCTATGAACGGCACGTCAATTGACGAGTTTAAACTTTTTACCACTTTTGCCTTAAGCTCCTCGTCAAATATTGTGTCTACTATGGACTGTTTATTTTCAGATAGGATTTTTTCTATTAGGTTCATTTTTTCTTCTCCAGTTTCTTTAATCGTTTATGTATATCTTCTAGCTGTTCTTCTGTAAATACTGGTGGATGGCTCCATCCTTTTAAGGTTTCTATATCTTGACTTAAAAGTATAGCCTCCTTCTTTAAGGCTCGTACCTTTTTGTCTAGCTCGTTGTCCTCTCTTACATATGATATAACATCTGATAGTTTGTTAAGGATCATAGGCATAACTAATTTTAAAACATAGGCTGGTATCATTTTAATAGCTCCTTTATTTTTAGGGTTAGGGTTACAATACCTACAGCAAGTCCTACAAGCATACCTAGAAAGCTGATTAGTGGGTTAACCAGTTCAAGCCAGTGCAACAAACTGCCTCCTATTGAAGATGATATTCCTACATAGGGGTTGTTACCTAAGTACTCTAAACTATCTTTCATTTTTTATCCTTATCTTTTAAACCGTTGCCAGTTAACTTTGTTAATATATCTTCTATCCCATTTACAAATCCTTTTAACTCTTTTATATCTAGCTGTGCTTTTTTTATTTGGGATATTAATGCTATAATAATTCCTTCTAATCTTTTAAATTTTTCATCCATATCTCTAACTAGATCTTTTTGAATCCAAGATTGTTGCTTCCATATAAAGTAGCCAAAAAATGCCAGACCTGTAACAGGTAGACCGAACTGCTCTAAAAATTGGACTGGATCCATTACTGGTTAGATTCTAAATATTTTTCAGGTGTTCCTTTTCCAAGTGGAGTATTATATACTTTTTTCCAGTACTTAGCTCTGTCTTCCATAGTCTCTGGTATAGCTCCCGGTTTTCTTCTGTAGCATATTCTGGCAAAGAAAACTTGTAGTGCTATGTTAGAGGTGACAGAAAATTCCATATCATCCTCTTTAAATCCAAGGGACTTTGCAAAATCAATAAGAGGCTTTCTAAACACAATGTAGTTGTCCCAACAGTCTTTAATAACCCACCCCTCTATTTGGAAAAAACCTACTGCTGGACCACCTCCCATTTGCTCAAGGTGTCTGTATCCTGTCTCTACATTTCCAGTTTCAAATATAAGATCCTCTGCATTGTCACTATACTTAATACCTGTTTCTGATAAATCCTCTAGTACTTTTCTGATTATTTTTCTTATAGTTTCTTTCATAGTCTCCTCTTATTCTTCGTATATTCCTTCAATTCTTTTTTCTTTTTCACCTTGCCATTCAAATATATCTTTTACTTTTGGTGGTATAGATTTGGGAAAGTGTGTAACTTGTTTTCCAAGCCACTGCTTATATATTTTTTGATCTGATTGTGATAACGATCCATTTTCTTTAAACTTATCCTCAAGCCTTCTTAGCTCTTCCCTTATAGTAGACAGCTTTCCCTTGCCCCACATATAATAGATAGGATGACCTACAATAGGTATTCTAAGTGGAAGACTAGAGTCTTCTTTTATATAACCACTAAACCAGTCTTTTATATTTGCAAGATCTTTTCCAAACTCTATAGGCAAAGATACAGAAGGTGGAGTTATTGTTTTAAATAATGCAAGCTCTGGACCAAATGTTTTTGCTACCCATATATGGTACTTTGAAATTCCAAACAACCTTATCATATTCTCTGTCATAATATCCCACATATGAATAGGCTTTCCTTTTAAATAATCTTTTAAGGCATCTGAAGTTCCGTTAAAAAGAACAAAAGCCATTGACAACGATGCAAGTTTTCCAAGAGCTCTTGCCTTGTTACCTGCCTTAAAATCATCCCAAACTTGGTTTCTGTATATGTCCCACTGCTTTATTGTAAATGTTTTTAATTGGTATAACATTCTTCCGTTTGGACTGTCTAAGTAAAACTGTGGAACCTCACTCTTACTTGCAGGCTGAAAATCCATTAGTGTCCAAAATGCTAAGAACTTAACATTCTCTGTTATCTTTCCGTCTTTTAAATCCTGTATAACCTGTGGTGCATCTTCTTCAAATATCTCGGTAAGTGTTTCTGTTTGTCTTTTGGTTAACTTATCTGCCTTGGCTTTTTTCTGAAACTTTTCAATGGTAGCATTCATCAGTGTTTCTTTTCCAACCTGATCTATTTTTTCTAATCCTGTCCACTTAAATATAGTATTAACATGCTTGCTGAACCCTTTAGGGTTTTGCATTTCTTGTGCTATATATTCTACCCCTACATCTTCTCTTTTTATTCTTTTAAGGTTAACTTTAGGAAGAGCACTAGCAAGTGATCTGCCTAGTGCCTTTGGAGTTTCTATTGGTGCATTTACAGCAGACCAAGCTACATCACCAAACTGAGTTACCATACTTGTAAATTGCCCCATCGTACCCAGATAACTAATATCTCTTATATTTCTAAGAAATCTGCTCATGTGAGATTTGTTAAACCTTGCATTTAAAATAGTAGTAACTTCTTTCTCTTGAGTTTTATTAATTAAACCTTCTTCAATCATTCCTGCTACAAACTTTCCTATACTATCACCCAAGTCCTCACCCTTGCCAAAAAACTTTTTAGATGCAATGCCTTCGTTCATTGTGTCTATATATCCTATTAATGACTCAACAGGGTTTGCATAGAACTGAAGTAAATCTTCAGATACATTTTCTATCTTTCTTCCTTTAATGTTTCTTGGGGTTGACTTAGATTTAAATCCATACCCACCTATAACAGAGTTTGCTATAGAAATCATTTCTTCTTCTGTAAGTTTTCTACCAAGAGACTTTTCTTTTTTCTTTTGAGCCTCTTCAATAATTGTAACGGACTCTGGATCAACACCACCAAAATAATCAATCATTCCTTCGTAATTAATAGGAAGTCTAGGGAAGTAGTTGTCTATTTTATTTACATCGTAGCCAACTGATAGTGCATCTTCGTAAAACCTTTCAAGGAGTTTTTGAACAGAAACAAACTCAGAGTTCATATCGTACTTGTCTAGCATCGGCTGTATGCTTTCTTCGTATCCGTTGTACAGGGCAAGAGTTAAAATCTTTTTATCTTCTTGATTCATTTTTTCAAACTTAGTTAAGAAAGGTAGTACAGTTTTTCTGTCTGCATTTATTTTAATGCCTTGGTCAAACTCAAACCTTCTAAGTATAACCCTTAGCTTTGGATGTATTCTTTTAAGTCTTGTAGATATAGGTATAATTGCTTTATCGTAAAAACTTGGATCTTTTGTTTTAAGGACCTTGCCCTTTCCTGTTAACAGCTTGCTAGGTAGCTTTCCTTTTTTAAGCTGGAACGAAGGCATAGGCTTGCCACCCTCTTCTCTTAAGGTTTTGGTTATCTTAATTGCCTCAGATGAAAATGTTGAAGGCAACTCTAAACCTTCTTTATCATAATCAATAGCATCTGGATCTTTTAATGATGCAATCTCTATATTCTCTACCTTTGTCCCTGTGTATTTTTTAGATAGTTTATTGAGTTTATTTGGAACTGCCTCTCTATATATAAACTTATGCATATATCCACCGACTTCTATATCGTCAGATATAATATGATTTTTGCTTGTTCTAAAATATTTTTCTAGTTGTTCTAGTTGAGCTTTTCTGGAGTACTGAACCAAATCAGGTTGAGCTAATAAATCTCCTGTCATTACATTTAATCCAATAGGGTCTTTAATGTCTTTAAAATATTGCCTTGGTAATGTTTCTTTAGTTCCTTCTATTATTTTATTAGCAATTTTTTCTCCAAACACTTTTACTAATTGAAATCTTGATAAAGATGCAAATTTAATATCTTTATTACCTTCCTCTACTGCCATTAAATTTACTGGAGTTTTTTGTTTATCTAGAAGTCTTGCATTGTACCTTTCTACCCCATCTTTACCTATATACTTATTAACTATAAGATGGTTGCCAGTCTTTCTTGCACCACCAACATTAGCAGAAGTTCTCCAGTCTGTAATTGCTAGATAATCAAAATCTTGATCTATAGCTTTTCTTATCATTCTTTTTAATCCCAAGTTAACCCAGTCTAAACCCTCATAAGGCATAGGAGGAGCTGATATAGGTCTGTCATATTTTTTTATCATTGTGTCATAATAATATTTATCGTGGGAGTACTTTGTATCTTTTTCTTTTTTTATTGAAAGCACTACTGGCATATTTTTATCTTTATGCAACAGACTCAATTTATCGTTGGGTCGGTAAGATTGTAGTGTCTTAAATATTTGATTTATAGATGTGTAAGAGTTATCTATTGCCCATTTTTGATAGTCTGGCATAATATCATTTTGATATGTTTCCATGTATGAATCAAGGTCTTTTATTGTTTTAGAAATAAAAACATTTCGTTCTTGATCATTAACATCTTCACTATTTTTAAAAATATCTAAAATATAATCTTCGTTGTTTTTTATAGTTTTATAGCCCCACTCTATATATTCTTTTGTGTTGTTAAGTTTATCTTGAATAGAATTAAGCCATTCTACTTTTAATTTATTCCATTTATTAAAATCTCTTTTTTCATTTGATTTAATAATAGTTGCCCAGTCACTTTGAAGTTCATCTATATATAAAACTTTTTTTCCATCTGGAGTGTATCTGGTGGTGTGCCTAACAAACACAGCTATATTATCATGAGGGAAATGTGCTTTGTCTACAAAAAGTTCTCCTTTATTAAAAGATTCTGTTTCAGTAATGTACTCATTTTTATTCTTCCATTTATCTTCTACTTCTTGTTCGGTTTTCCCTGTTTGTAAAACAATTTTATCTCCATAAAATTTTGCATACAAAGCATAACCATCTTCAAAAGGTTCTATGCTATATTCAATTTCTTCATCATATTTTAAATATGGGATTGTTATTAAATGTTCAGTATAATTTTCATGGTAAGTATTTTTAACTCTTTCTTCCCACTTAGTAAGCATATCTTCACTTGTCTTTCCTAGCCTAATTAATTCTTCCTCTCTATTTATTTCTTCAAAATGCAATTCAGCTTGATGGAAATTATTAAATTTTCTTGTTATGTGGTTATCGTGAAATACTTTATATACAAACGGTCCGTTTATATCTCCAGTTTCATTTTTTTGAATTACAGACTCTATTATTATGGCAGACTTATTATAAACTTTATCACCTACAACTCCTGTTGTAATATTAGATATAATATTTTTCCACAGATCATCGTCTTTAGATTGATATTCTAGCTCTATTTCATCTAACAGTGTATCTGTAGTGTATGGAGCTAATTCATTTTTAAGGTCTTGGCTCCAAACTTCCTCAACTAACATAGAGTTTGTAGGCTCAATTACATTCATTCCTTCTGGCTTTTCTCCTAATACATACTCATCAAGACTTATTCTCTCAAGGTCAAGTGTATTTACCAGTTCGTTTTTGTTAACCTTGTCGTTGGGGTTTTTACTTTCAAGCATGTCATCTACAAAGGACCACTTAAACTCTGTCTTGCTTACACCTAGCACTGATTGAAGGTCTTTCCATTTTACAGGCTGTCCCTTTGTTGTTCGTAGGTTACCATCGGAATCAACATCAAAACTATTAATGTTTTTCTTTATCTTTGACTCCCACAGTGGAACCGACTCTACTCTTGGTTTTCTAGCTTGGAAGGACTTTCGTCGAAGTTTAGAGACTTGGTCAATGCTTTTTGTCCTATTCTGAAGAACTCTTTCCTCAGCATCCCTTTGTTCTTCATATCCTCTAAGATCCCCAAGATCCTTGGATGTGGTAAATTCGTTAAATTTTTCTTGTCTGACATCTGATGCCTCCCTGAATGATATACCCGGATCTACCTGTGCACCTTCGTTTTGATATAAATCTTTTTCGTAGTACCACAGCAGAGCCTGTACTTGAGTGTTCGACCACTCCATTCCTGTTTCTTTTGTTAGTTGTTCAGAGATATTATTTAATACCTCGATCATTGTGTTTCTTTCTGATTTGTTTCTAGGTGTTTCTACTATCTTTTCTTTTCCAGATTTTTTATCTATAAATGTTGGGGTTCCCATCCACCTGTTCCAAGTACGAGACCACCACAGGTCTAGGGTAGGAATGTCCGATATTCCGTTCATGTTTAAAAAGAATGCACCTATCTTTGGACCAAGCAGTTCTGCTCCGTAGTGTGTTTCATTTTCAGTCATAAAGCTAGCCAGTGATGGGTTACCCTTCTCGTTAAGTTTGTAACCACTGCTAAGGTGAGCTCTTCCTGTTCTTGTTTCAAGTAGGTACTGCATAGCACCCTCAAGACCTAAATCGTTGATCAATCTTTCAATCATCTGTGCATTGCCAGTAACAGCCTTGTACAATTTTCCACCACCCAATCTATCTTTTCCTTCCCAGCTTCTACCTACAAGTCCGTAGTTTTGTTTAGGTTTTTTAGTTTTAGGATCAATAACCTCTTTATTTCTAAATGGCATCTTTCCTGTTCTAAAGTACTCCCTTACTATATCTACAGCCATGTCGTAGTTAGGTTGAACCTTTGTACCTTGAGATGTTATGGCTAGCATAAGAAGTGCAAACTGTTTATTTTCTACTGACTGAAGGACTTCAGGGACTTCAATAGCCATTTGTTCTAAAGCATAGTCAACTCCATCGTACCACTGTCTTACACCATCCACATCACTACCCTCTTTAAGATATTTCTTTGCCTCTTCAAAACCTTTTAGATTACCTCTTTCCTTTAGTTTTGGAATTTGTTCTTTGGTTATTCCTTTTGTAGGTGGATTGATGATTGAGTTGTTCTTTAGGTCTTTGGCTACCTGTAGTACAGACTTCTGCATCGAAGTCCCTGAGCTTGTGGGGGTTGAGGGTTTTCTTAGTTGGAAGGATCTGTCTAAAATATCGTTTTGTTTTACTTCTTGACCTTTAGGATAGTATCCCCACTCCTCCAGTGAGTTCATATCCCATAGTACATCTTTAGCTTTTACTTTAAATTTATGTACAGGGGTTTTAAAGTACATTGAGTGGTCTTTTGCATAGGTCTTAGAAAGGGTTATCCAGTCTCCTGCATTTAATTCTTTTTTTGGTCCTGCCCTATAAACTGTTACCTCTGCATCTGGGTTCCCTTTTATAGATTTTAAATAGTTTATTGCCTCTACGGTTTCTTGATAAACTTTCTTTTGTTCTCCGGTATTTATAGAGCCTATATAGTATCTAGGTGTATCATATACATCATCTGGAATTTTATTACCTTCAAGTAGATTATGTGCAGGTGGTCCTTCTCGTGAAGGTCTATGACTACCCATATAGCTTAGTTGGTATGACTTAGGGGTTCCTATTCCTTTTTCTTTACTAATTTCTATATCTTGAGCTTGGGTTACTTTCTTTACCTTAAACTGTCCTGCCTCTTCGTACATCTTAACTACATCTGGTGATATATCTGATATACCTAGTAGGTTTTGAAAGTACTCCATAACCTTTCTGTATACCCTTCTTAGTGCAGAGTCTTCGTATAGGTTTTGGTTTGCAAAGTAGTTCATACCATCTTTTTCAAAGAACTCCTGTGAGCTTAGTGAGTTGTTCTCGTAGTCGTAGTTTTTATCTATAAAGCCATTCTCCATAAGCCTAAGATAAAGTCTTTCTTTTAGCTCTGGGTTGCTGTGTATAGACTTGTAATACTCTTGGAATAAAGATGACTCTTGGTCGTTCAAGGCTCTGTGGTACCATCCGTACATCTCCTCAACAACGGTAGAAACATCTGCACCTTGGTTGAGCTTCATAAGAACCTTTGTGGTTCCCTCAATTAAATCTTCAAAGTTTTCTGTAGATCCATATGCCCATATATTTTCTGCATTTTGCTCTGTCATCCCCTCTCCTGCAAGGAACTCTACATACTTATCTCTTCCTACCTCTTTCCACTCTTCATCTGTATATACCTCACCAGCATTTTCTAGCTCTGCTCTAAAGTAGTCTTGTGTTAGGTTAACAGCCTTCTCTGTTAGATCTATAGCACCAGACTCCTCTATTATGTCTGGGTTCCTTATAGCCATATCTGCTAAGAAGTCAAGTGTAAACTCATCGTACTTACCTGAGTCTCTAGCTACTTGAATCTGCTTACCTATCTTTGTTGTCTCTAAGAACTTGTCTCTTTTTTGTTTTCTTCTATAATCTCTTTCGGCAGGATCCATTTTGTACTCTGTAGCTATTCTTACACCTGCACCTAACCCTACTATAGGTATAATTGCTTTAGCTGTTTCTTTTACAACATCTTCATATCTGTCAAGCCTTTCTTCAAAGGGATCGTACTCAATATCAGTCCCTCTCATCCTGTTGCTTATATATTTAGCTACATCTTCACCAGTATCTAGTATTAACTCTTGGGTAAGCTCTTGACCTATTTCTTTAAAATAATCCTTACCAAACTCTTTAGATAGCCTTGCAACAGCTCCCTTAGTAATTCTTTTTTTTATTTGATCTTTTATTTGTGTTTTAGCTATTGCTGTTAAGTTTTTAGCCATTATATTAAGGCTAACAAGCTCTGTAGATGCATAAGGAACAGCAAATGCTTTTGCATTAGCTATGGCAATATCATGGTCTATACCTTCTCTTCTAAGCTCAAGATAAAGATCTTGGGCTCCCTGCCTGTACCAGTAGTATGTAGACCCTGCTTTGTATCCTAATGAAAAACCTTTTTTAGCACCAGCCGGACCAGCTAGAGCCGATGGAACTGATGAAACAAGTCCCCAACTTAACCCTTTAAGTATTGAATCTATCATAGGTGGTGCTATTGCAACAGTTGAATGAAGTATATCTTCTATAATATTGCTTTTATCGTCTGTAAACTTAACTGGACCAAGTTGGTTTTTGTGTGCCTCTACCAAAGCCTCTCTAGCCTCTATATTGTCACCGGTTATTATATCGTAGTTTGCTTGATCCTGTAATGCTTTTGTGTCGTTAACTACCCAGTTTTTTCTTAGCTCAGAAAAGAACCCTGACTGAGGAAGTTCTCCCATAGCCAAGCCTCGTGATATAGCATCGTTCTGTATTAATCTTTCAAATCTATTCCAATCTACAGGAACATAAGACTCATCATTAAGATTATATACTTTATAACCTTGATTCTGCAAATTTCTAGCCGATTGCAACTTTTCCATGTTTTCATCGTATATAGCCTTTTTCTCTTCATATAAAAGATTTTCATCTGTTGCCCAAGACTCATCCGATGCATCGTGCATAAGAGTATTAATTATTTCTTCTGCATTTTCCTCTACAGGTCCTGTGTCATCTTGAAATCCACTCTCAAAGTCAATAAACTTATCTCCTATATTTTGATCTTCTTTTACAAGACCAAGTACCTGACCATCAACCTCAACAGTCTTTGTAAAATTCATACCCATAGGATCTGCTTGGGACTTAATAGGGATTGGCTTTTGTGCTGTATAGTCTACTTTTAAAGATGAAGGTGGTGTGTAGTTAGCTGACTGAGATAATTGGTTTATGTTTTTCTTGCTATAAAAACGACCATCTTCACCTTTAACAACTACATTTCCTTTAAACTTTTCCCCTTCTACCATATTATCCCAAGACTCGTGGTTCCTTCCTAGCAATACCTTTCCAGTAGATGGCTCTAAACTTCCCCAACTATCTGGATTGTAGCTCCTTGATCCTGACTTTAAAGCACTGCTTGCATCGTATCCATCAGACTCTGGGTCAAACTGTGGAACTAATTCGGCAGTCCAGTCTTCATATGTAAAGTCAGAGGTGTTTAAAGTGTCAAAAGCCTTTTGTCTTTTGTTATCATCCTGCATATCAGAAAGCCAATCTTCATACTCAGGAAGGTCATATTCTTTCTGAAGGTTCTTATAAAGCTGTTCACTCATTAGTATAATTTAGGTTTTTTATTGGTTAACTTGTCCAACTTTAATTGAACATTTGTAGAGTCAGATTCTAATTTAGAAATGTCTTTTTTATATGTATTAATTAAATCTTTTTTTGTTTCTATATCTTCTTTTGATTTTTCATTAAATGGTATTAAATCTTTAGTTTTTTTATTCCAATTTTTAAGATCATCTTCATGCTTTTTAAGGCTACTTCTTTTGTCAGAAAGTTTTTCTTTTATTTTATCCATCTTGCCTGTTTGTGTTCCAATTGCCTTTGTTCTTCTTTGTTCTTCTTTCTCATAATGACCAGCCACCAAAGAAGAATCTCTCTGTGCAATAAAGCTGTTCTTGTACGGACCAAAAAACTCTGTGTACTCTTTCTTGTTGTGGGGAAGGTAGTCCTGCTTGTTTATTCTTATCTGAGACTTTTCCCAGTCCTTCATGCCTTTATACATTGCCCTAGACTTTTTAATAGCCTTTCTCATATCTTCTTTTTCTCTGGCAAGCATAAGTTCACCGATTGATTTATATTGTTTTATTGCCATCTATTTCCTCATATCTGTATATGTTCTTGTAGTTGGGTCCCAGTATACATCTTCTAGGTCTTTACCTCCTACCTGTGCTTGGGTTAACTGAGGTTGCTGTCTTTGAGCATACTGACCTGCTAGACCTGCTCCCATTCCTATCACATCTCCTACCATGCTTGACCTTATTCCAGCTTGTTGCTGTGCTATACCTCTAAGTTTTTCTTCTCTTGATAGTCTAGCCTGATCTAACCTTCCCTGTGCCTGTCTTTTAAACTCAGCATTCTGCATAGCCATTCTTTCAGATGCCTGTGATATTTGACCCATAGTGGCTCTTGATGCCCTGTTCCTAAGCTCACTTGCAATAATAGAATTTTCAAGACCTTGTTGTATAGCAGTGCCTGTTGCTCTTTGTTGCATAAACTGACCCTGCTGTCTAATAGGTGATATTGCTTGGTTCAGCTTCTGCTGGTACATAGGATCACCTTGTTTTGCCTCACTCTCTAGTCTTTTAAAGTACTCCTTCTCGTACTTGCCCATTTGTTTTTGCTTGTTAAGAGCCTTAATCTCTTGCTTTTTACTGTATAAAGATCCAAGACCCTGAAGCACTGCTGGCACTGCTGTCCACCACATCTTATATCTCTCCTTTAATTTCGTGTATTAACTCTCTATCTCTTTGCTGTTCCATAATTCTTGCTATACTGTTCTCCCAATATCCTATAAACTTATCGTGCATACCTGAGTCTGTTTTTGCATATGCAACTGCAACAGCATAGTCACACAGATCTCTATGATACTGCATTGATATAATCGGAGAAGGATCTGCATCTTGATCTTGTATTTCATCAACAGTTGCATAATATGAATATCTTATTGTCCCTGAGCTAGGCAATCTATCTAATATTAAACTTTCATTTCTTATGAAATAACCAGTAGGTGTTCCTGTTCTAAGTCCATGTGTAGATGTAGAATTGTCATAGTCTACTTCATCTTCTTCAATAGGATATAATTTATCTCCATCATATGTTATTTGAATAATTTGCTTGTAGTTAGATGGCAATCTAAAACTTTCCATACTAGAACTTATATTTCCAATAAATTCATGCATTTCATATATATTACACCTACGAGTAAGCTCCAGCTCTGCCTCCTTTAAAAGTTCTATTAACATCTGCTTTCGTTCATCAACGAACAACAAACATCTATCTGCTAATTTATCAAACGTCATACATTCTCCAATTTTGTAACCCTTTCTTTAAGGGATGTTATCTCTCTTCTTAGTTCGTCTATTAAAGCCTGCAACCTAACAACTGCTTTGTCAACTACAGGACTTTGTGGTTTTACACTGATTCTACTCAAACTCTACCTCTAGCCTACTAATTTCCACATCATTTATTGATGATTCAGTTTCCATTTCCATCATAAACTGTCTCCCTCTAACACCAGGTGCACACCTGTACCAGTCTTGACCTGAAGTATCTGCTGGGATTGTTAAGGTTCTAACTGATGTAGACTCATCTCCGT